ATAACCTCTCCGCCAACACCTATGATATCTACTCTATACTGCTCACCGAAATTCTTCTGGATCTGGATAAGAGATCCGTCAGGTTGGATGAACTCATAGACCCATGTGGCTACAGAGTTCCAGTTATCATATACACGAAGAAACTGCAGAGCATCATCTATCGCAGCCTCTGCAGCTATTAGATTACCATGTAACGCCAGCCCTGGGCGAAAAATATTATTATTCACTATGCCTGCTATACCTCAGCAAATCTATGACTCTCAGATAAATTATTATCCAACCCAAGACTATGACTAACACCTGCAGAGAATCTCATTCCTGCTAATGAGCTAGAAGCCAGCTGGGAGCTAACAGTAGCACCAGCCTTTGCAGCCTCGAGTGTGGCGGAGTTAGATGCCTCTAGGTTTGCTATATTCACATTAGCATTAGCTACCGCAACATCTGCCTTAGCCTTAGCATGTGTAATTCTTTGTCCAATAGTCTGTATCTCAGCGGACAGTCTAGCACTCTCTGCACCAACCTCTGCTGAATACATAGAAGTAACGCCTTGGAAGGCAGCTACTTGTGTCTGGTAAGCAGATATCTCTGCCTGTACAGTCTTGCTATACGTGTCAAGCTTCAGTGCCTGCTGTTTAACCTTGAGATCTTCCCGGCTAACCCGAGCATCTGATACAGTCTTCTCTGCATCTACCTGAGTTGCATATGCCTGTATGCGCGAGGTAAAGGCTTTTACCTGAGAGTCGAAGGCATCAAACTTAATAGACTCTGCTTTAACCTGCTCTGAGTATGTGGAGAACTCTATACCCTTCGAAGCTACGAGAGAGGAGAAAGCATCTACCTCGGTTTTATATGCCTGCAGCTTCAGCTGTTCTACGTTAACCTGCTCACCTATTGCCTGTATCTCTGTTTTGTAGACCTGTACGGCACTATTAATGGCATCAACCCTGGTTGCAAAGAGCTGTACGTCAGTATTGTTTATATCATTGATCAACCCCTGGGCCTGTATCTCAGCCTTGTAGATGTCAACCTTACTAATCTCAGCCCTCACCTGTGCTTCGAAAGCTACGGAGAAGGCCTTATAGGATTCAAGCTCTACCTGAAACCTCGCTACCTCTGTGTTATATATATCGATGGAGACCTGTTGTGCAAACTTTGCTGTGTCCAGAGATCGATTCTGTATATCATTAAAGTGGCCAATTAGCAATTGCTCCAGAGAGATAATGCCAGATATGGTGGACTCTAGATTCTTCTGCTCTAGGTCTGCTTGTTTAATAGCTACTTCTCTGGAGAAATCGGAAATCTTATTCTGAGTTTCTTGAGCTAATAGGTCTAGGGCAGCCTGAGAAGATCCTGTTGGTCTGGAAAAACCTGTCTGTGCATTTGTGAAGAGTAGATCCTCTCTAGACCTGTCTTCGCGTACTCTTTCTATATTCCGAGCCCTATCCCATATCTGACTTTCGATATCTACAGGTATCCCTGTACCACCTTGGATCCTTTCTAACAACGAGTTAGTCACGGCTGTTAGGGTTGAGGAGGCGTAGGGATCTTCGGAGAAGGCGAAGGTGAACTGAGGCCTTGAGAGAATAGGGTCTGGAAGAGCCTCGGTAAAACTCGGTATGACTACTGTAGGGGCTGGGGGGATATCTAACTCTCTCAGTGTCGGGACTGCAGGTAAAGTAGTATCCGGGGCATCTGGGAAGACTACCTCTAGGTCTGTAGTAGGGGCATCCCCTGGAGTGGTTACATCGAGAGGTGCAGGCTTTTCTGGGAAAAGAAGGTTTGGTACAGGCTCATCAAAAGTAGGGGCTGTAGGTAAGTTTAAAGCCGGTACAGGGTTAAGAGATATGTCAGAAGGAAAGTTCGGAAGAGTAAGAGTAAATGCTGGAGCATCTGGTTTCTTTGGAAACTGTATTCCAAGATCATCTGTAAGTACTGGATCAAGATCTATAGTACTACGAAAGATTACCCAACGACTAGCTAATCTCTCTAAATCACCTAGAAAGTCTAAGGCTGTGTCAAGGGCATCCTCAGCCCTAACAGTAGCATCTGAAATCCCATTCTGGACTACATTAGCTGCGTTGTTATCAAAGACTCTATCTACAAAAGTTCCCATTACTTCCTCTTATATAATACGTGTGTAGAAGCTCGTGCTATCTGGACTCCAAAAAACCTCTACAAAGTGGTAGGTTGCAGCGCTGAGAGATCCGTCTGTAATTCTATTAGTCCCAGAGCCTGAATAAGCTATGACAGGGGTGCTACTAGGCCCTGATGCTCTAAAGATCCAGACCTTTCTCCATGCTACCGTGGGGTCTGTAGGTGCGGCGAAGGTTACTGTAATTACAGGACCGCTTGAGTTAGAGGTGTGGACTTCTACTGCCTCGTCCATAGTAATTGTAAATGAGGTAGTAGACCCGTGATCTGTTACTGTAGCACCGTTAAAGCCACCACCACCGGTAGTTTCCTTCCAATCTGCAGAAGTACTAGTGCCTACAGCAACATAGCCTACAGAGCCTGTAGTATCTATAAAGTGCTGCCCAACATCTGTTGGTGTTGTTGCCGGGGCTGCTGTGCCTGTTTCTATATGTTTTGCCATTACCTTCTTTTCCTTCCGTAAACCACGGGGTAGAGTTCTATCCCCCTGAGGTCAAATTGAGTTGCATTATTGTCTATCAGTTCGAACTGCCATGTAGAGCCTTCTAACCCTTTGCCTAGTTTTACATACTGCATATCCTGGACAGATGTAACTGTGTTAACCTTATACATCACCTCTAACCTTTCATCTGTTTTTACTACAACGACAACTTCTCCATCACTTTGAATTCCAAGGTAAATCTCTGGAAAGTTCTTCAAGGACGAAGTACCTGCATCTATCCCTGCAGTCTTAATACGTGATGTTATATTTGCAAGGTTGTCTGTAGTTCCGCCCATCTTAAACAACCCACTATCGTTGACCATGTACGTATTGTCATTCAGCGTAGTCATGGAGGTGAAGTTATAGTTAGAGTAGTTCCAGATGCTAAAAGTCTCAGGATTAAGAACCCAGCCTGTATACTCTCCTCCCAGTTTATTAGGGAGACTCATCATCACAATACCCTCAGAAAGGGCGATAGAGAGGACTTGTGCAGGGGTGAGGGTCTCGGATATTGTTAGGCTGCTTGTTATAATCCCAGTGACAGAGTTTAGCTCACCTTGAGTATCTGCTATTGTGAGCGCTTCAATAAAAAGCTCTAGCCGTTTAGCAGACTCTGCGACTATATCAGATACATTCACAACCTCTGCCAATGTCTCCAGCATTGCATGTGAAATTATATCACTGAGGAGCATGCCTGCTAGGACAATGTTGGATGCCTGGAGCACTGTAGTATTTATATCAGATGCTGACAGCTGCTCAGCTACCAGGGTTATGTATGTAGGTATTGCAGTATTTAGATCATCTAACGTAAGATCCTCAGATATTATGCCATTCAGCAGAATATTCAGGATATCGTCAATTACTACAGCTTCTGAGACTGAGTCGGCTGTGAAGAGTGTGGGGAGAGAGGTATGAAGTATTGAGATGCCTTCCTGCAAAGCAGCATGAGCCACCGCAGCGGCTGTGTCATCTACCACCACAGCCTCAGAGAGGAAGAAAGTTAGGGATTGGGCGAATGCATGGGAGACACTAGTATCTTCTGCTATGGTTTCATTTACTGCTGCCATAACCACCCCCACAGTATCGTCGATAGAGACATCTTCAGAAATAGTTTCAAATACGGTTGAGAAGCCTGCACCATTAAGCTCTGCACCATTGATTTCAAACCCATTAATTGCCATCAGCTACTGAGTACATTACCATTACCATCTACCAATACGTCGGTACCGTCAGTCAAAATACGATCAAACACTCCGTCTATATCAGTCTGCAACTTCTCTAAACCACCCGCAGTTAATCTCAATTCTATAATGGATCCAATAGGCCATGTGAGAGCACTGGTGCCCTCTTGAGCCCTGGTGATATCCCAGTTTGAGTTTATCCCTGTGGTTCTTGTTACCTTTACAATCTCTATCAGAGAGCCAGCAACGTTTGTAAATGTCGCAAAGAAATACTCACCAGTGACAGACTCCTCTACCAACGGGAAATTAGCGCCAGAGATAGCAAGGTTAGTTGTATCTCCAGACGCGATACTAATTGCCGTAACTAGGCTATCATTATTGGAAAACTGTTGGGAGTCAGTAGCCACGATTATACGTCAGCGATGGTAAATGAGTATGTTACATTCAATACATCAGAGATCAACATAGCCCTTACAGCAGCAAACTTACTAGCTGCCATCAGTATTCCAGTTGTACCTGCCTTAGTATTGGTAGAGACTAAGCCTGCACCATAAACATTATCTGCGGTACCGAAGGTGAAGACTGCAGGACTTGCAGTATTACTAACTGCTTGACTAGTTACACCTGCATCAGTCCACGTAGGCCGTGCGCCTTCTGTATACTGTGTTGTTACCTCATCTGCTTGACCAGAGGCCCAGAAAGAGTTAGCTGGAGTACCACCGCCGTCTGCAGTATCTGCAGCAGCTGGGGTATAGTTATTACCAAAGATGCCTACGTACCAGGTAGAGTTCTGAGTACCGTTAGATAGCGTAGCATCTAAGATATGATCTAAGCCTTCATTGACCACTATATTGGGGTCGAATTGGATACCCTCTTTATCATCGTTGATCCAGTGTTGAAATACACCACCGACTGTTACTTTTGCTGCTGGGAGATACAAACCACCATCTTCCATCATTTCATACTTCTTACCTAATATTTCTTTTCTAAGACTTTTCATCTGATTACCTATGTTATTGTGATACCATTTCTGATTATAGTTCCTACGGCGAGGTCTCCCACGGCAGTTCTCTGAGTTCCCTCTGTTCCTTTTAACAATGCTATGTAACGGTTTATTCCATCAGATTGGACAAACGTTGCAGATGCGGTAGTTGATTCCGGGATTGCAACGTGCTTCTCTGACATGTTAAGGAGTAAGCCATCATTATAAAGAGCAAAGATTCCTCTACTTGTGTGGACGAGCCACTTAAACCCAATGGGGGTATTCTCGATAAAGAGATATGCTCCTGGGATTCTAACCTCTGAGCCTGGTATAATTTCAACGGGTTCCTTCTCAGTCAGACTAGCTCTGAGGGGATCTTTACCGGCCAGATAAAAAATACTACCTGCAGAGACCCAAAGGCCCCCTTGTACTGGGCAGACAGCAGTAATAGGCTTATCAAAATAAAAATAGTTACGCCTATAGTCAAACAGGTCATACATCAAAGGCTGTGAATACCAAAGGATATTCTGATCAGCTATGTACATATGACCTTGGGAGTACTTTACGATGCTACCGGGTGGGGGCGGTTTGAGGTTCTGAGTTCTAAGTAGTTTGCTACCGGAGAAGACAGAGCCTATGGAGTAAGTTGTGACACCATTAGGCACAGTACCTACCAGGTAGAAGTCAGAGCCATTTGTGTCTGTAGAGTAGATGTCTACATGGGTAACACGAGCATCAGGGGAGAAGGGGATGTTTGAGAGGCTTATACCTCCTGAAGAGGTTAATTCAATAACCCCAGGGGTAGGGTGATTACCGCTCTCTTCGCCAGAGGCTAGTCGGTAAACAGTAGTTATTTGGTAGATCCCAGCTGAGAGGACACCTACACCAACAGCGAGGGTCGGAACACCGGCAGGTATCTGGATACCCCAGTTTTCTACAACCCCTGTTGAGCTTATCTTTAGTTTTGTGTTATTAGAGATAAGAAAGACTGTAGAGTCAACCTTATCATAAGAAACTCGGGTTTCCCCTATAAACTCACCAAGAGATGTTATGGTCTCGTTAGCGTCTATTGAATGGAGTATACTATTCTTCACACAATAAGCCTTATCCCCATCAGACCATATAGAATGGTAGATGCCAGAATCTAGCAAGGTGAATCCCTGCCTCTTCTGCATATGGTTCGCTTTATCGAAGTCTACATTATCTGCTTCCTTCAGGTATTCTAGATTACCTTGACGAGGCTTAAGGACGTTATCAATACCTTTGAAGCCGTCCTGTACTATTGTTCTAGGATGTGAAGGCATTATAGCCCTCCGTATCTGACCGTACGATTATTTGTACGTCTCTTCCTCGTATCAGAATACGCATTTGCAGACTCCGGGAAGGTCTTGTTAAATAATGCTAAATGCCTATCCGAAGATGTTGGGTCCAGAGAGTTTGCCTCGTCCTTGCCGAAAGCTAGGAAGGCGGCGTAGTGTAGCATTAGGATCTGAAACTCTGACCGTAAGGCAGCTTCTGGGGATAGGTTGTTCGATGCCCAGTCTAGGGGGACTAAGGGGAGACGGTTAACCTCTAGTTCTAATGTATCTGATGCGATAGGGATATCTACCAATCGGATAGAGCCAGAGGTGAAGTCTATTAAGTATTTATCCGGAGTACCTGTACCATTCCTCCAGTGCCTATTACAGAGTTGTAGATCTTGTAGATCTGTCCTCTCTAGGTCTTTGTCTTCTGTAACTAGCCTAGCCCATGTTATCCTTAAGATTCTAGGATCATAGACATATGTATGGTTAGTGGCAGTTACTGATATGTCAAATTCTGTAAAATATCCATGAGCTGGGAGAATCCTTCGATAAACCTGGTTAATAGCCTCATTGATATATGAGGTCAATTGCTCATTAGTCCATCTTAATAACTGAGCCTCATCGTCAGCTTTGTCAATGGTAGTCCAGTCAATACCGTGACCACCAGTGTCATCCAGTATTGACTCTCTTAAGTACTCGATAAGCTCAAGAAGCGTCATTATCTTCTGCTTTCTCTACTGCGCCCGTCTCATCTTGAATCCGGTACCAAACCTCTCTTACATACTGTTGGTTGGCTTTCTTTCCCAATTTCTCGGAGATTGCGCTTACTTTGGGTACACCATTCATTTTGTTAAAAAAGGACTCATTGCCTTCTTCCATAGCTTCGAGAATAGCACCTTTGATCTCTTCTTTAGCTAAGGCAATATGATCCATTTTAGCCATAACTTCTGTAGTAACACCTACAGACCCATTGCCAGTAATCATATCTTCGGAGATACAACGTTGTGCATACGCATCACTCCACGCGAACTCCGGTAAATCTTTCCATTCACTGCCTACCAGGAATACGTGACCAGATAGCAGAGCTATCCGTACATCTTCACCGGTTGTTGATTTAAATCTTTTCATATATCTTCTCTAGTTGATAAAGGCCCACGTCCTTGTGGAGAGAGATCCTACTTCTTTATAAACGTATTAGCCTTCAGAGAAAGCTGCACGTCCTTCTACATAATATTCTACTACTAACCTAGCATCACCAGTTGTTGGGGCTGTGCTAACGCCAGTCCAGATAACATCAATAGTATCTAATGCTGTGTATGCAAAGCCTGTTACGTCTAAAGCTGTTGCGCCCAGAGCAGTAATATCTACAGGTGTTGCAGAGTATCTATCGACATCTCCGGCATCTCCAATATCCATAACATCAGATGTTGCAGAGTTCCATACAGTATCAATAATCAAATATCCACCAACAACTACAGCACCTTCTGGTACAGTTACTGACGCAGCAGCAGTAGCAGAAGTTAAGTCGGCGAATCCAAAGGCAGCTTCAGCAACGATAAGTTCCTGGCGACCTGGTAGTAAAGTTACAGCCATTTTAATATTCCTATAAATTAGGTAATGTTTAAGATAACTCGTAGCCCCACATCACCAAAGGGGACTACGAGATTAGAGTTACCTACCTTTGAGCGTCAGCTAAGGCTTTATCAATTTGCCGCCTACGACCACTTTTGGCCTTAGCAGCATTTCCGACTAAACCTCCGAAGAAGCTGCCGAGTCTTGATACTTTCCTCTTAGCTTTGTTAGCTCTTTTGCTTCGTTTAGAAGCAGTACCATCTTGTGGCATAAGAAGCCCCTTAGATAGCGTGATCTACTGCGAGTACTGCGAAGTCTTCTACACTCTTATCATAGATGCTGTAGAATTTAGGCTTCAGATACCCGAACATTTTATCAACACTGATACCAGGAGAGCTGTCATAGTTGAAGAACTTCTCAGCCCACTCAGGTTGGCCCAAATCAGCCATACCCAGAGCCTGACCACCACACACTAACATACGACTACCGTCGATAGTGTTGGAGGCACCCCATTTATCAACACCAGAGGTTTTACCCAATGTGGTATAGACTAAGCGATGCTCATGGAAGATCATACCGTCAACAGTAACAGTACCACCAGAGAAGAATGGATTGTCCATAGATCTTGGCAGACCAGTGATAACAGCACGTTGGAAGTCTGCATCTTTCTTCAACTGAGCTAATGCTTCAGGTCTTACGAAAGCGATGTAGAACTCTTTACCACCAGCCATCAAAGGTTTGATGTAATGAGTCTTGGCATAAGTACCAATGTCAACAACGTGTGCATAGGTCAACACATCTGCTGCCAGCATAGCTGAAGTATCTCCAGCCAGTAAGCCCCCAGAAGCTGCGTTTACACGCTGATGCCTGTTAGTGGTCGGGGCAGATACGTCAGATGCGAAAGACAGAGATGCAAATGCACCTGAGGTACGAGGAGAGCCGTCGTTGTTCTCGCCATAACTAATACCAGACATTGTTAAGAATGCTAACTGGTCTAAACGGTTTGCTAACCAGAAAGACAGACGTTCCCGAGCATGCTCACGGAATTTGATAACAGTCTTCTGTTCTGCCAGTTTACCTTTTTGTCTTACTTGATGAGAGACAAGGTCGATGGTGACTTTGTCATTATAAGACATCATCTCCTCTTCGTTACCTTCACGCTCATTATCGCCGATTACGCCATCTTCAACCAAGTCAGCCAACAGGTGCATGATAACTTCTTCACCACGTTCAGTCTTGGTCAGTTCGGTAATACGTTGGATTACGTTGTTCTCTTCTGTGCCTGTGAATTTAGAGATAAAAGCTTTATCCCTTGCTTCCATCCACAGATCTCTTGACCAGACGAGTTTCTGGTCTGCAGTCAAAGCTGCGAAATTTGTTAGTGCCATTGTCTTGTTCCTGTGTTATTTTTTAGGGGGGGTTTGTTTAGCAGATATGCTATTTAGATTATGTATTTCGGAACAATGGCCGCCTCAGTTACGCCGAGATAGCGAAGGCCGATTTAAGTTCGGGAACTTTGAAATGGGGCGGGGTTGAGGGAATTTAACCCCCTAACCACTATAGTTTGGGAACCCTCCGGGGTGGGCATAGTCCTAATTGGCCAGAGGCCTGGAGGGTTTATTCATCTTATTATGCGATTATATCACCACGAAGAATCGCTTTCTCCTTCTTAGTAAGAGTCTTATACTGTTTCTCGTTTAAGCTCTCTACCTTTACATCATCTACACTGCTATCCTTGCCTGACCGACTTCCTCTACTCTTGGGGGGCTGTTTATTATTAGCATCTACCGCTCTCTTCCTAGCCTTCTTAGTCCTCTTCTGTCCTAAGGCTTCTTTATTACTAGGCTCATCATCCCGATATAAAGGGAGGATCTTTTTAACAGCTAGAGCTAGTGCAACATCATGTGGTTCACCCTGCGTGATATACCCAGCCATTAACGAGTTTACAGTAGCTAATGCTTCTTCATTATAACTCTCAGCCTCTTGATCTAGAAAAGGGTACTCAGCCTCAAGGTCTTCTACCAAAGTATCTACTTTGGCTTGCATAATAACCTCGGAGGTCCCTTGCTTCCCGGCTTCGACAGCATTACTAGTCTCTGCCTTTAGCTCTGCCAAGAGTTCCTTCTTCTGTTGTTGCTGTATCTCAACCCGAATCTTAGCGGCGGTGTCTTGATCTCCTGCTAGAAGGGCTGTGTCAGCTTCTAAAGATTTTGCTAGATAGTCGTACTCAGGGAGCTGTGCTTCTTGCTTAGCTGGAGCTGCAGTAACCTGGTTCTTTAGCGCTTGTGCTAATTGCTCCTCTGCATAGTCAGCTCTATCTTTCTGCTCCTCTCTCTGAGCTATTACCCTGTCGAGACGAGACTTAGGGACTCGGTTGTCTTTACGCGATTGCTTTGGGCTCTTATCGCCCTCTTCGTCAGCTTCATCATCGTCGGCATCATCCTCGCCCCCGTCTTCTTCTTCTTCTTCTTCGTCTCCGGAATCCTCTTCCTCCTCATCATCATCCCTTTCTTCTTCTTCAGATTCCTCTATATCCTCTTCTTCTTGATCTTCCTCTTCTTTCTCTGGTAAATCTACGATAAAATCTCCGCGAGAAGCTCGCATTTCTTCATCATCTCTCTCAGCCATTTGCTAACCTTTTACTATAGTTTAATAGAATACAGAGTTTACGTACTCTGAAATCGAAAGACCCTAAAGCCACCGAGAATCCCCAATAGCCTTAGAGTTGGGGTATAGACAACTAAAAACCGAAAAAGTTCAATTACCACCTAGCTTTAGCAGATCTTGTATCTATGTGGGTAAAAGTGCCATAAGACCCTATACCAAAAGTGGTAGAATACTGAGAGTTTAAGAAGTTGTATATGTTCTGAGGGGGCACTCCTGCTACCTGTACATCTGCTGCCCTACCTAATAAGTGTTGAGAAGTCTTACCTCCACCTACCGCTTTATTATGCTTCTCACATCTGTAACCCGAGGTAATCTTAATAGCCTTACCAAACCTGGCACGAAGGTCTTCTAACACTGTAAGTAGCTCTGCATCTACCGTATCCCCTCCGCACCCACAATGACATGCAAACTCCTTACGGAGGAAATGTCGTGATAATTTTGTCATAAGAGACCTCGGTTAGGTAATGCCTCTACCCCTATCTCCGGTACTGGCGCTGGTTGCTCTGGAGCCACTGGTTCAGAGCTTTGTTCTAGAATAGCATCAATCATTGGAGCCAGTGCAGGATTAGTTTGTATAGCTACTGCGATGTCAGAGGCTGTCTTAGCTGCTGCAGCATTCTTGTTCTTTGCCTCGCCCAACAGTTTCTGGATTGTTGCCTCAAGCTCTGCTACTTTAAGGTCAGCTTCTTTCTTAATCTGCTCCTGTTGCTCTTTACTCTGCTCTCCAGTAATCTTCTTAACAATTTCTTGTTTTCTGCTAAGGGTACTCATCATTACCATTTCATCATCCGGAATCTCAATACCAAACTTACGCATTTCGAGAGCTTGGGCAAACTGGGCATTTTGGAAGGTAATTTGAGTTGGTACATCGGCAATAACTACATCATACTTACCTCTCGTAAGATCATTAATTATTACATCATCCTCATCTACCTGGTTGATTGTAACCTCTTCGTTCTCCTGGCCCTGCTCAGATGTTGTTATTAGGAACGTCCGCTCATCTGTCATGAACTGTTGCATCAATGTCTTTATCTTCTCAGCAACCATATTTCTAGTTCGGAATAGGTTATCAATAGGGCTCGCTAGCGACACAGCAGCTTGTTGTATACGACCTTGTATGGCTACACCAGAGACCTCGTTCCCCTGTTGTCCTGAGAAAGCCTCACTAACCCCTGAGATTAGGCGGATCAGTTCTATAGCGGTGTTTACTAAGTCTTTTAGACCTGTTGGGATAGGATTGGGGTCAATCTTCTTTGGGGGATTACTTCCCCTCTGATGCTCTACTATGAGTCCTGTCTTGCCTCCCTCTGCCTCCAAATCCTCTGTATCCATATTCGTGAGGGTACCCTCTTCTACTGTCCATCCACTATTTGCTGTAGTGTTCACAATATGGAGAATCTGAGAGAATGTTTTGTTCAACATATCCTGAGTTTTTATCAGGTTATCAACCATTCCAACAGTAACACCCCGGCGGAAATAAGGAAAATAAGGTACAATTGTAAAGGTGTCGTAAGGAGACCAATCATCATGCAGAACAACAGTAGATGTCGTAACAGTCCACCTGACTCTTTTAGATAATTTCTTTGTAATCTCTGTTCCATTTTGTCTCGCAATCTTCTGCGCCTCACTAGCCGACATCTTATCAGGGACTGGAGTAAAATCTCCTGATTCGATATCAATCCAGAACCTTCTCATTTGAAGCTTCCACTGTTGTCTCTCTAGAACCCTGACATGTTCTTCTCCAGCTTCATCCACGAAGAATGCATTATGCGAGAAAAGGCTGGCAAACTTATTCCTGCCCACGCCTTGACCATCATCACCAAAATCTGGCTCAGACTCTAAATCTCTCTGAACCTCTTTGAACTTCTTAGTCCCATAAGTTTCTTTAATATCGCTAATGAGCATCCATTTAGTAGTGATTACATCGGACCACTTGGATGGGTCATAGTCCTTAGCATCTGGATCAGGGATAACACCTAGTGGGTCTAGGGTTTCTATTCGGACCTCACCAAAGAAGTTCTCATCGAAGTCCATCCGGATGTCAAAATACCCCCTCTGTTGTATCATACCATCGCTAAAGACTTGGCTCTCCAACCATGGGAACTTATTCTGGTCTACTATAAACATACCGAGCTTAGTCAATACATCTGATATATCCTGCTCTCCAGCCTCTCGAGGCTTATAAGCAATATCCATCCTACTCTGAGTCTGGGTACCTATAACTGTGTTTACTGTAGAGAATATGATATTCTCCTCTAGCCAAGGCTTACTTACGGCCTCCAGTTTACCCTTTTCCTCAGCAGTCCAGTGTCTCCCAGCACCAAGATAATACTCTTCAGCTAATTTAGCCTGTTTCTGATAATCTTCATGACCCCGGATTAGTGCATTCTTATACCTGGCCCACTGTTTCTCTGCAATCTGTTGTTTCTTTACTCGATCTGTTCCGGTTATCATTATGC